TCTTATTAGCTACTATGTTTAGCTGTAATAAGGAAAACTGCAATGAATGTATATATCCTGTATATGACGATAACGGGCAAGCAACGGGATATACGGAAACTGTAATTGATTGTTTTGGTAAATGTAACAAAAAGAAATAATGGCACGGTTAAGCGAATACGATTTTGAGCTTTGTAAAGATATATGCAAAAGAATTGAAGAAGGAGACAATATAAAACAAATTCTTTCTTCAAATAAATCATATCCTGATTTTACAACTTGGTGCAGATGGAAGAATGAGCATGATGAATTACACAACTTATACACGCGTAGCATACAAAATAAAGCTGAAATGATAGATGCGACAATCGACGATGTTTTAGATGAGGTTAGAACAAAAAAATTAGAAGTTCCACAAGCAAGGGTTATTATAGACACCCTTAAATGGAAGGCTGCAAAATATTACCCTAAAATGTTTGGAGATAAAGTAGACTTAACAAGCGATGGCAAGGAGTTAAAACAAAACGCACCTATAACAATTCAGATAAACGGTAATAATTTAGAATTAGAATAATACATTTTGCTTACAATCTATTTTGTTTTGTCGATTTATAACTAAATGACCGAAAAAAGTAACAATTTGAAATTTGAGCCTAATAATTTATTTTATTACATGCTCGATAAATTCGCAAATCGTGATAGGTCAGATAAATTAACAATATGCAATGAGGGTGGTAGTCGCAGCTCGAAAACTTGGGATACATTTCATTTAATAGTTTATCTTTGTTGGCACATTAAAAAGCCCCTTTCAATTTACATACTTCGCAAGACTTTGACGGAGTGTAGAGATAAAACATTTGATGAGTTTATTCGTTTCACAAAAGAAATAGGAATATACGACCAAAATGCTTATGTTACAAGCCCGAAGCCGAATTACAAAATAGGTCAGCACATAATTAAGTTCAGAGGGTTAGACGATGAAAAAGATACAGAGGGGTATCCGAGTGATATTTGTTTCTTAAATGAGGCTTTAGAGATCCAAAGTGAAAGTCTAATAAGTGGTATATATATGCGTTGCACGATGCTATTTATTGCGGACTGGAACCCTAAATTTACTCAACATTGGATTTTCAAATGGGATGGTAGAGAAAATGTGCTATTCACAAAAACAACTTATAAGAATAATAAGCATTGTCCGGAAACCGTTAAAAAAGAGCTGCAAGGATATGAGCCTACTATTGAGAATATACAAAAAGGAACGGCAAATGCATACAGGTATAAAGTTTATACATGCGGTGAGCGTGGGAGTATGGAAGGGCTTGTATTTCCTCGCGTTAATTGGGTTGATAAAATGACGGACAACACAGAACGATACTTATATGGGTTAGATTTTGGCAATACAACAGGAGTATACGCATTTGTTCAGGCGTGTAAAAATGAGCAAGGGAGGTGGTATGATTGCCCGATATATGGAAGTATGGCAACAGGTTCAGACATTCAAAATGACAGCAACAGCGGATTAATTAACTTTTACAAGGCTTTAAAATCATGGGCTTCGCAAAATAATGTAACAGAGATAGTATGTATAAGCGATTCGGCTCAACCTCAAAAAATAGCAGACCTCAACACATTTTCTATGAATGATAATTTGAACTTTAAGTTTGTACCTGTAAAGAAATTTCCAGGCTGCGTGAAGCATCGAATTGATTTAATAAATAGAGAAAACATTAATTTGGTCAAAAGACAGCATATTCAAGAAGAACAAGAAAATTACTGTTATGCTAAAATAAGAGGAATAAAACTCGATGAACCGATAGACGATTTTAATCATTTTTGGGACGCAGCAGGATATGCGACGCAGTACATGATGTAAAAACATGATATAAATCATAAAATTATTTGCATTGCATCATTAAATAATATATATTTGTAGCAAATTTTTGCAATGAATATATTTTCCCGTATAGCAAAAGCATACCAAATAGGAGCTAATGTGTTGAAATCCAATATTTCAGCAATAAATTATCTACCCTCATCATTCGCAAGCATTTCCTATAAAAACAACTATTATTCGATGTACGAGGAATGTCCGGCTGTTGGGATAGGAGTATTAAAGAAATCACAAGCAATAAGCACTGGTAAGATAGTAGCTATTAACGATAAAGAAGAAAAAATCACAAACGCTGCTTTTTTTAAGGATTTAAAGGTAATCGATAATCCGAACGCTTACCAAAACCGCTCACAGTTTATTAAGACTATTGAGACGTTCATGAATATTTATGGGGTTGCTTATGTTTATAGAATTGTTCCGATTGGCTTCAAAGATGTTAAAAGCATGGTTGTTATTCCGAACAATGCAATTACTGTTAATTATAAAATAGCTTCATACATCAATCAAGAATCAATCGTGTTAAGTTATCAAATTAACTTATTTGGAATGAGTTATAATATAACAGGCGATGACTTGAATAATATGATACCAATTTATGATGCTGCTATTGATTTGAAAGATGTTATAAAACCTAAAAGCCGATTAGATTTAGTTTATAAGAATATCGAAAATATAGCATTTTCAATAGAGAGTAGACAGACGACAATAAAAAACAGAGGTGCTGAAGTATTGTTAAGCCCCGAACGTGGAGATGCTGCTGGAATATTAACAGCATTGCACCCAAAGGAAATTGATGAAATACAAAAAGAATACAGAAAATACGGTAGCTTGTCTAATCAATGGCATACAATGATTACTAAAATACCAATGCGAGCAACTAAATTGACAAGGACACCTACTGAATTAGGATTGTTTGATAGTGAGAATGCTGATTATAGAGCTGTTGCGTTGGCGATGGGAATACCTGCACCATTAATGGCATTGCCTGACACATCAAAATACAACACATATTTAGAAGCTAAAAAAGAGTTTTATGATGACTGTATTATACCCGAATCACAAAGTATTGCAGAGGGGTTCGATAAAATATTTAACACGAAAGAAAAAGGATATTCGTTTATGTTCGATTTTTCACATTTGAGTTTCATGCAAGAGGATAAAAAACTCAAAGCTGATACATATGCAAGTATGAGTAATTCAATGAGAGCAAATATTGACGCAGGAATTTTAACTATTGATGAAGCTAAAGAAATACTAAAAGGCTATGAATAAAGAAGAGTTTGAAAAGATTAGAAAGATTAAAAAACAATCTAAAATCGTAAAAAAATGAAAGAGTTTGATAATTTGACAGAGTTACATAAATACTTATGTCAAAACAGTAAGCAATTAATAAGCCATAAACGTTCAACTATAAAACATGCGGACGGTATAGCTATTTCGTTTTACGATGAAGTGAACGATGTTTGCATGAAATCGTTAAGTTACGAAGCTGAATCAATCGACAAAATACATGTAAAGTTAATCATTAATACAACTAACTTATACGACAGCCACCAAGACGTTCATATTCCTTCGATTTGGAATCAATCATTGAAGCAAAAAAAGACATTCAAACTACTTAAACAACATTCGCAAGCATTCGAGGACGTTATAAGCAGAGAAATGAACGCAAGTACAAAGACATTTACTTGGCAACAATTAGGTGCTAATTTACAAGGAAATACACAAGCATTAATGTTTGAGGGCGATATTTACGCGAAAGAACATGAATATATGTTTAATCAGTACAAAAATGGCTATGTAGATAATCACTCTGTTGGTATGCAATATGTTAATGTTTTCTTATGCGTGAACTCTAAAGAATCGTGGGCTGCCGAAGAAAAAAAGAATTGGGATAAATACATTAGCGAAGTTGCTAACCCTAAAGATATTGCATACGATTATTTCTATGCAGTAACAGAGGCTAAAATAATTGAGGGGTCAGCGGTTGTATTTGGAAGCAACCCTATTACTCCTACATTTTCAGTAAAAACACACGAGACTATCACTCACGATGAGCCGATAAAACTCGACGAGATAAAACAATTTATAAACAAAACTTTAAACAAATAAAAAATGACACAAGAAGAATTGAAGGCTGCATTAGGCAGTGAATTAGAAGGGTTCAAGAAAACTTTACCCTCAATGCAAGATATACAAAGTGTACAGAATGCATTAAAAGATTTTCAATCAGATATCGAAAAAAAATTCGATGGAATAGTAACTAACGAGCAATTTGCGGAATTGAAAAACGCAGCTGAAATTCAAGGTAATTTGCTTGCGGAAATACAACGCAAAGGGCAAAATACAGAAAAAACATTCGCAGAACAGTACAAAGAAAATGCTTCCGCTATAGCAAAAGCGATTTCTGAAGGTAAGCCGTACAGTTTTGGAACTACTCGCAAAGCGGTAACAGCTGCAAGTATAACAAATAATACAAATGCTTACAGAATCGAAGGAGTTGGTCAATCACAACGCGGTATTCCTTTTGTTGCAGACTTATTACCTCGCGTAGTATTAGGCTCAAATACAGGTGGTACAGTTCGTTGGATTGAGCAATCTGCAATTACAAACAATGCAGGGGCAGTTGCGGAAGGAAACAAAACAACTGAATCAGTTGCAACTTGGGAAGAAAAATCATTAGCAGGTAAACGTATCAAAGACCATATCAAAGTTTCAATCGACCAAATTAAAGATGAAGCATATATGATTGGCGAAGTTACTCAACTTGTGAATAACAACATGAGAATAGCTGAAGATAACGCGTTAATCAATGGCGATGGTCTGAACAACAACATTAAAGGCTTATTGTCTTATGCTACTGAATTTGCAACAGCAGATATTTCAATTAAAGCTGCAAACTTTGTCGATTTAGTTGGTAAATGTAAAACTCAAATAGCTGTTAATACTAAAGGTGGTGCAATGCCGACAAATTTTATCGCTAACCCTACCGATGTTGATGTAGTTCGTTACTTGAAAAACGAATTTGATATGCCTATATATCCAAATTGGCAATTAGGCGGTGCTGTATCATTTGGAGGAATGACATTAGCAGAAAATGCACTTATGACAGCAAATAAGTTAATCGTTGGCGATTTGAGTAAAGCAACTTTGTATGTATTTGACGAGTTAGTTGTTGAATTAATACAAGTTGACGATGATGCATTAAAAGGACTCGTAACAGTTAACGCTTATATTCGTGAGAATTTAGTTGTTAAATCTGTTTATGCTAATGCAATTGTGAAAGTAAGCGACATTTCTGCTGCTTTAACTGCAATTACTGCCGGTGCTTAATTATTAAAACTTAAATAAAATGAGAAAACTATTCTTTTTAATAGCTTTACTTGTAGCAAGTGTGAGCTATGCACAGACAAATGTAGGAGTTGTTAGTGGATCAAAACCATTAGCACAGGATACTTACGTATACTATTTAGGGAAAACTACCGATACATTGGTGGCGAATGATACATTAGACCTTTTACTTCGAGTAACAGGTTCAGACGTTCCTCAGTTAGGCATTGGATTGTATGTTACAAAGGTCAGCGGTACAGTAACTAATAATTTTTATCTTCAAAGCTCAATGGACGGTGTTAATTTTACGAATGTAGATACAATAGCTTTATCAAATGCGTCTACGGGAATGAATTTAAAATCACTAACCAACTATAATTATCCTTACTTACGAATACGTGGTATTTCTGGAGCAACTGACCAAAAGGCTTATTATAAGGTATACGCAATAAATAGAAAATAATCATGCAAATATCATTCAAAGAGAAAAATATAGAGGTTACCGTTAAACTCGGTAACCTCTTAATAAAAAAAGGTTTGGCGAAAAAAGTCGAAACAAATGTAAAAGAACGAAAAAATGGCAAGTCTAATAAGTAAAGATGATTTTGACGGTATTTATTTCATAGATACTAATAATTCAGGTGTTCAAATTATGCTGCAAAAGTATATTGATTACATCGAAGCGAAGTATCCTATTGATGTTACCAATGAAAATGAATCAAAAGTCAAAGAAATGTACGTAGGTTTTACATATTTTGAGTATGTACGTGATACATACAGTCAAAATACTCCCGTTGGTAATGTTCAGCAACAAATACCAAACGAGCGTACATTTGACGAATCTAAACTTATTAGAGCTTATAATAATGCTGTAGATATTTACAATGAGTTAACCGATAGTGAATTAAACTATGTTACATTTATAGGTATATGAATCCGATATTGTTAGTTGAAGAATGCGTTAAGCGAATGGATAGTGAGCCGCGATTTATTGCTGCTGATTGGAACGAGGTTGCTTCTGAACTATCTACTTTAATGTACGATAAAGCTCAAGACGGAACGAAATACCCGTTAATTGTAATGTCGCCAATATTCACTGAAACTCGTGGCGGTACTTATTCTGAATTTACTACGAACTTTTACTTTATAACGTCTACAAATAAGAATTACACGACAAAACAACGCATTGAATTAGTATTCGATGAGATTTTAGAGCCTTTGTTCGCTGAATTTCTTTATACTATGTTTCGTGAGGGTAAATTTACATTTGATAAAAACCCGGTTCAAAACAATGAAGTAAGAATAGACCACACTCGCGAATACCTTTTTTTACCACAAAATGAATTGAATGATATTATAGATTGTTTAAAAATTAACCTAACACTAAAAAAATAATGGCAAAAATAAACTACTTTTCAGAAAAGACCAAAGAACTCGGAAATACAGGTTTCAAGCAGTTAGTTGGCAACAAATTGGGCGTTTTAGTTGGAGCTTTAGTATCGCTTGACGGCGGATTAGAGTTCGCAACTGCAACATCAGCACTAACAAAAGCAGATTGGGAGGCAAAACAGAAATTACCTAAAAATAAAAGGGTGTACATGTTGCCGATGTTTGAATCTTTTACGGACAAATCAACTGATGACGTATTTACAACTTCATTGCAAGGCGAGAAGTTCGCTGAATGGGGTAAAATACAATTCGATGCGATGCTTGACGTTAATACCTACCTTGCATTAAATCTTAACGGATTAAACGGTAAAGACTTAGATTGTGTATTAATCGACACAAGCGGCTCACTAATCGGTATGACTCCAGACGGAACAAAATTCACAGGTATTTCATGTCGTATTCACGTAGGTAAACCGAAACTTGCAGGACAAGGAGAGAAAATGCTTACCCCTGTTACGTTTACGATTAAATCAACAGAGGACTTCGTAAACAACAGAGCTGTATTAGAACCTTTGAATCAGACAGAATATTGGAATCCAAAAACCGATTTTGACGGGGTTTACGATGTTGAATTAGAAGTATCGGAAGTTTCTGCAACAGGTTGTAAAGTTAAAGTATTGAAAAAATCAGTAGACAGTGCAATGACTACTGCAGGGGTTGATGGTTTAGTAAAAGCCGATTTTGTGTTGAAAGATGCAAGCGGAGCAACGCAAGTAATAACAACATTAGAGGCTTCTGGCGAGATTGGGGAGTATGACCTTGCTGCAACATTAGCAAATGATTACACGTTAGAGCTTGTTGCTTGTTCTTCAATTTCGTTGACTTCGATTAAAATCGAGGGTACGAATACTATAACCTTTACAGGAATAGTATAATGGATATAAATGTGAGAGGTGCGTTAGCAATGGGGCGTAAAAATTTCATTGCTTCGCACTTACGTTTAAAACCTATCAAGGATATGGTAAACGGAGAGCAATATTTAAATAGATTGTACGATGAATTTGAGGCAACAAAACGAACGAATACAGGCGTTAAATCCGCGAAAAGCATTCGCAAGACTCGTAAACGATAACCCTACGTTTTTTGTTGACGCGATAAAAAAACAAATGTATACCGGTAGACATGCATTGAAGTCTTACGTTTATAGGTCTTTGAGTTACGAGATGCAAAAAAGAGCAATGAATCCCGGAGCAAATGGAAAAGTAGATTTATACCTAACAGGACAATTTTACTCGGGTGTAAGATTAGCTACTGCGAATGAAACTGAAATGCAATTAACAAGTTCGGACGAAAAAACAACTCAACTCACACAGAAATATGACGGAATTTTTAAATATAATAAAGAAACTATTTCGAGCATTAAACCCGAAATTATACGTCTTACAAAAGAATATTTATAGGCATATAGACTATTTGCCCGTATATAATTATTTTAAGATAATCGACGGCGAGTTTCAATACATAGTTAATACGACTAATTACGACTTTGATCCGACATATAAAATGATTGAGGCATGCGAAAGAATAAACGAACAAGTAGAGAAATCACTAAAACAAGACGGAACAAAGAAGAAAGACATAATTCATAGATGCTTAAGAATAGAGGAACAAAGACAGATACTAAAGGCATGTTTAATTCTTTTAGCTGTAAAGCATG